CCTTCTGGCAGTTGTTTCTGCACTTTCAGATTTTGTACTCTTTGAAATATCTTTAATTAATTTTAAAGCTCGGCGTATAGATCCTCCCGTCCAAAAATTGACAAATCCTACACCGGCCAACAGTGCAGCGCTTACAGCCGTGACCACAATTACTGGGATACTCCCTTTTAACCAACGTGCAGTTGTTGAGAAAATTCCAGCCGTGGAACCCAAAGTTTCTCCGGCGGCTCCTCCGACATTCGCCAATCCTCCTAAAAACGCCCCCTTTGCACGAGCGAGTCTTCCGGCTAAACTTTTACGAAATTTCTCGGCTTCTATAGCTGCTTGACGTGCTATAGCCGCCTTTTCAGCCTCGTTTTTCGCCTTTGCACGTTCCTCCACCAGGTTTCTGGCGTGTTTTTCTTGGGCTTTATTTAATGCGGCTTTTGCGTTCGCCGCAGCCTTTTCAGCTCGAAGAGCTCTTTCAGCTTCTGCGTTCGCTCTAGTTTGTAAATTTTTGAGTTGAGCTCTTGTGAGTTCCTCTTGACCGTGAGTATAAACAGAAGCTATGGCTTTTCCTGCAGTTTCTCCGATTACTATAACTTCTTTGGACTTTTGTTCTCTTTCTGCGTTACATGCAGTTTCCTGTGCACGGCGTAACCTGTTCAACTCTTGCTCACTAGTGTTTCTTCCCATCCAATTTTTAGCTCTTGATGCAGCTTTCCACTCGGCATTTGATGTTTTATATGAGCATGAAAATTTTTCGGAAGAAGTACTAGATGATATAGAAACTAACGCCGACTGCAAAGAGTTCTGAACATCTTCGGGGCGTGGAACGAATGAAGATTTATTTTGGTTATAAATTGAAACTTTAGAGTTACCACTTAGAGTGTTTTTTGTAAGAGTTGCTGGAACAGTTTGACCATTCACTATTCGAGCCGAAATCAACATTATACCTATGAACATGGATCGAGCCTTACCTGATAACCCATATGATTTAGCTATACCGCCAAGCGTAGTCGGACTCTGATGCACAAGCCAATTAGGATCCTTTGTACGAAGTATAGAATGAATATTTGAATTATTTCCTAATTTAATATTCTGAGATAACGAGCCATTGTTATTGAAATTTGTTTTGGCGTTATAAAATATATTTGCGGGTGCCTGTCTTCTTGCCGCCGCCGCCATTCGTTTTCTGTACCTAAGACTCAAAGGTGGCATTTACTATTAGTTTATTTTTTAAATCTGGAGGCGTACTTTTCATGGACCCACCTGGAATCAGCCTTGTAAATACGCGATGCACGAGGGGCCATGCGCTTGGTCAGCGTGCTGATGGCTACGAGGCGGCGCACGACGGCGTGAGGGTCCTCCTTTCCAACATTGATAGCCTTCATGAGCGCCTTGTGGCGGTTGGTCTTTGCCTCGACTGGGTGGTATCCAAAACGGGTGAGCATACCGTGCTTAAGGGGACCTATCCGAACCTTGGACTTTCCGATAGTTCCCACGTCATACGCTGGAACGCCCCGGACAGACACGGTCTTGGCTTTACGCACGTAGGAGTACCCCGGGCGAGCCGCGGACCCCTTGACTGAAATGCGCTTGGCCGTGAGCTTGCGGACATGCGCCTTCCGGAGATCTGCGTGCATTTACATTTATTGAGAAAATTGTTGACTGTACCCGCATGTGTACATGCGGAGCTTGCTCTCGCTTGACGCACCAAAGTCGAACACGTCATCTCGAATCACGAGTCTGTGGGTAGGGACTGGGTATTCGTACCTGAGCTTCATAGTTGTGTACAAGAGACTGAGCGCATATGATTTAATGTCCTTCACGTCTGAATTCCATTCTGAAAAGCTCAAACCAACCGCAAGAACATTCTTTTTACCTATAAACGCACTTGATGGGGTCGATTCAACTGTTCCTCCATCTATATAATTCATTCCATCACCTAGCTTCACGGTCGAAAAAAGAAATGGAATAGCTATAGACGCACAAATAGCGTCAAGAACACTTAGGGCGGGTGTGGTGTCCACGCTAAAGTACTTTGTCTTTTCGAGCTGGATGCAATATGCAGTTACATGCAATTTTATGGGATACAATTCATATAATTCATTAAACGTAATATCTGTTTTGTTACATTCTGTCAAACAAATGTCAGACATAATTTTACGAATTTTAATTGGAGAAATTAATCCAAATTTTTTCATTAGAATTTTTAAATTTGGTTTCATTGCATCCTTTACAGGAACTTTTAATGAACATTCAAGAGTTTTTCGAATGTCACCTTTCATGAGACAGTACAGGAATCCAACGAGAGAACCTGCTGATGCCCCTGCAATTTCCTCGAGTTCATTCAATTTTCCACTGTCTTTTAATTGTGAAATGTATCCGAGATACAGATAAAATCCCATGGCACCTGGTCCTATAGATAGATGGGTAACCATACTTAATAGTATTCTGGAAATATTCCACGTATAAAAGCGAAGACAATTGCGAATACAGTCGTGTGAACCAGAAGGGTCGTTGGTCCTCCGTGTTTAGGAATGGATAAAAGCACATCGGGAGTCAAGAGAATGAAAAGAATTGTCGTCGTGATCAAATCCATTTTAGTCACTGTGACCTTGACCACAAATTTACAAATTAAAAAATACAAAATTGAAAATAAAAAGGCATGAACGCCAACGTGCTTGTGTGTTCCAAACAGGCTGGGGTTCATAACTGCAAATAGTATGGACGGGACGAGAACCTTGGGTCCTGTCACATCAAACATTACAATGACGATCTATATTTTGTCGGACCCATGTGAAAAAGTTTATATCTATGATCCTATCGGAAATTACGGGAACACGGCACACAATGTTCCACATGTCTTCTTCTACGTGTGTAGGTGGAATTGGGTCAAAATACCTATGTGGTTCCATTACAAACTCTACAAACTTGGGATATGTTGTCCGAAGATTTAGATAATGCGAATCTGCATATTCTCGAATCTTTTCCCATGCATCCAAGAGTTGCTCCGAGTACCAGTCTTGCCAGTCTTCTGGATGGAGGGGGTCCGGCTCGTCGTTCGACTCTTCTGAATCGTACGCGAGTTCCGCCGTGTCCCATAGTTTGGTGGTGGGCGCATCAAGCCCGAATGATTCTTTTTTGAAAACCATGTTCTTATAAATTAAGAGACTCAGACCTTTAGACCAGTAACGGTAACTCCGTTAACCTCACGGGTAGGTGCTGCATCGAGGATGGCGTTAAATGCCCCCTCGACCTGTGCCTCGTTCCCGCCAAAAAACAGTCGCAGACCAGTCTTGATGACATCCTTCGTCAGTGATCCCTTCTTCTTGCTCTTTTTGAAATTTACCTTGATTTTTTCGTGAACTTTGACTGTGTCAATCTCGTTCCGAGCCATGTGTTCAGTCACTAGCTTGCGAAGCTCCTTTTCACGTTGATTCAACGTTCCAAGATCTTTGCGAGCTGCGGCGAGTTGGGCTTTTAAAGCAATCCACTCGGTCGTGGTGGTCTTAAAGTCCATTTCTATTATTTCTGGTTTAAAAAACAGGAGTGAAGCGCGTTGTTTACATGTAATCGTTATCAATCTCGAAGTTGGGCCGCATGATATCTGGGGGAATGGTGCTGAGGTTGAAGATGCTGACTGGGTCGCGAGGATTGAGAGGCTCTGAGCGCTCCTGGCGATTAGCGTTGCGCAGAACACCGCCCAGAGTCTCTGGGTAGCCAATCTGGCTCCTGGGATCTAGGTAGCTCTGGCCAGAGAGGATGAGGCTTGGGTCATACTGCCCAAAGTCATCCGTGCCTACAACTTCACGAGGGATCAGAGCAGCTGATGAAATGCCATCGGCGGCCCATGACCCACCCATGGGCTGAGAGAGGTCCACGGCGTTGGAACCTCCTGCCTGTGAAGTTGAAAATTGGGCCGGCTGCATCACATTCCCACTTGCAGCCGTATTATTGTTGTAATGATTTGTGTTAAACCCGACGACTGACGCTGATGCTGGAGCTGACATTGACCCAAAGAAAGGACTCTTTTTCGGCATCAAGAAAACTATGAACAAGATTGCCACGAGTACCAAAATTGCTAGACGCTTTTTCTCCATCTTATATTATGATCTTATAATTTTTTTGAGGCTAATCCAAATCCACATAGTCTGATGGATCCTCAACTTCGGGCTCTTCGACTGGGTCATCGGTAAAAAGGTATGAGTGTACTGGCTCCTTGGGCGCAGCCTTGGTACGGACCTGGACAATTCGCCAAATTGGACCGAATGATTTCTTCAGAAACCACAGTCCTGAAAGCTCGAGAACCACATCACATGTGGTACCAACTGCAACCGCCTGGAGCTCGACTGGGTTTTTCTGCGAATCAAATGCAACCGTGCGAGTCTGACCCTTGACGGTCACAAGTGATGCGTCAAGAATGCCATCAGACACACTCTCCTGATATGCAGCGGAAATTAGTTCATCTGAAAGATCCTTCCTGAACCATTCCATCTTTGACTCCTTGGCCTTGGCGATGATCTCAGCATCAATTCCAGTAAACAAGTCAGAGTTACTGATCTTGAATGTAACCGTCTTGGTCTCGAGAGGATCCTGAAGCACAAGACCATTCACCTGATGCCGAACTGGACCAATCTTGAGAAAGTATCGACCATTTGGTAGCTTCTGAGGCGTTCCGTACTCCATGTACCTTAATAAATATTGTATTCTTTATATTAGATGACGTCCTGTAGTGGAGAGTTTGTTTCGAAACAATGCATGTGTCTTCCCGACCCTATGGATGATTTGGGAAAAATATGTGGATACGTAAACATTCAGAACGGGCTGGTGTACCCATGCAATCCTGGGTGTTGTGCTGGACAGTGTAATAAAACAGTAGCAGGCGTCCGTTTCCGTATCGATCCGTCCCAATATTCTGATGTGTTGCCGCTGGGATTCAACGTCAATTTGCCACAATCAGATGAACCGACATCCACTTCAAGAGCGACTTCATTTCCACCTACAGTTCCAGCTCAGGTAATTCCAGTCTGGCAAGTTTTGATAACTCCAATATTTCTTTTGATCTTGATTCTCCTGATGATTTTTATGGCTTAAAGGCTACACCCTAGACTATAATAGAAATGGACCCACTTTCAATCGATGCACTGCTCAAGGAGATTAAGGCTCTGCGCAAGGACATGCGCAAGGTTCGCCAGCACCTGGAGGACCCTGCGGGTGAGAAGGCAAAGGCTCGTGCAGCCAACAACGGTTTCAACAAGCCGATGAAGCTGTCCGACAAGCTGCGGGCTTTCCTGCAGCTTGGTCCAGAGGACCTCATGTCCCGTTCTCAGGTGACCCGCAAGGTGAACGAGTACGTCGAGGCAAAGGGTCTGAAGAATGGTCAGAAGATTAGCCTGGACGACACGCTCCAGGATCTGCTGGCTGTTCCAGAGGGTATCCAGGTGACCTTTCTGAATATTCAAAAGTTCATCAACCCTCACTACATCAAGGAGCCCAAGCCTGAGAAGGCACCCAAGGAGCCAAAGGCCCCCGAGGCGCCTGCAGTACCCGCCGATGCTCCCCCAAAGGAGAAGAAGGTTCGCCCGAAGGTGGCGAAGCCTGCGGCAACGGCTTAAACAAATGGATGTCAGATAATATAAAATGGAACTTGAGTCAGCTCCAGAAATTTCTCGCGAATTTCTAAATTCTCTTGTTGGAACTAAAGTTAAAAATACAAAAACGTATCAGCGCGCTTTCACTCACAAAAGCGCTCTGAAGCGTTACTCTGCTCTCGATGGATCATATGAGACTCTGGAATTTATGGGAGATTCAGTCCTTGGTTTCATAATTACCAAGCATCTTTTTGACCTTCACGAGAAGGAACAGGAAGGGTTCTTGACCAAGGCACGCACGAAGATGGTCAGGGGAAAGACTTTGTGCGAAATCTCCAAAGTTCTCGGTCTCGATAAACTTATTCTCATGGACGAAAAGGGCGAGCGAAACGGGTGGAACACAAATGAACACATTATGGAAGATGTATTCGAGGCCCTTATAGGAGCAATTTATATTGATTTAGGAATGGTTCATGCAAAAAATTTCGTTTTAGAAAGTTTCAAAAAAGTAACCACAAGTTTGGTAGACGACAATTACAAGGATCAGCTGATGCGGTGGTGTCAGGCGCTCAAGTACCCGCTTCCAGAGTACCTCTTGACCAATACAATCAACGGCACGTTTTGCATAACTGTTGTGGTAAACAACCAGTCCGAAGCTGTTGGGTACGCAACAACAAAGAAGCAAGCAGAACAAAATGCGGCTGAAATTGTACTTAAGACGGACTCTCGTTTCAAAGGAAAGAATGTCCCAGCTCCTGGAACGAGTAAAGCAACTCAAGGAGGCGACATACGCCGACCAGAGAACGGAGGAATGGCTCAAACTTCGTGAAAATATGATAACTGCAAGTGATGTCGCGTCTGCCATCGGTGACAATCACTACGAGAGTCCCGACGCATTTGTTCGTAAAAAGGTTCTGAAAACGCAATGGGCCGGAAACGCCGCAACTGCACACGGTACGCTTCTCGAGCCTCTTGTGCGCGACCTTTATGATCAGAGGTTCGGGAAACACACAACGGAAATAGGTCTTGTACAGCATCCAAAGTATCCTTTTATCGGGGGATCGGCAGACGGTATCACCGACGACGGGATACTTCTCGAGATTAAATGCCCTCTTACTCGAAAAATTGAAAACAAGGTTCCAAAGTATTACATGCCTCAAATTCAGCTTCTTTTGGAGATTTTAGATTTTGAAGATTGCGATTTTGTTCAGTACCGACCGGCAGAGGGTGAGTCGCCGGAGATCTTCATGGTCACACGGGTAAAACGCGACCGTGAATGGTTTGCTAAAAATCTTCCCAAAATGCAAGCCATCTGGGAAAAGGTCCTGAAAGGTCGCGAACACGGTCTTTGTGAAATTCAAGATGACGAACCCTACATTAAGATAAATATCGCATGTGAAGTAAGAGACGATGGGCGCCTGTCCGCACAAAATGAAGATTCTCAAGTGCAATGAATGCCTTGCCATGTGTTGCGCAAGGTGTATCCAACTTGAGAGTCACTCGTGTCCTCGTTTGGCAGCACGGATCATAGAAGAAAAACAAAATTTGGAAAAGAAACTCATCAAGGTGGTTGCGAGTAAGGTGGTGCCTATCTGAAAACATACACGGCAAGAGCAATGAGCAAAAGAATTATCAGAATGTCACTGTCTTTATTCAAGTGTCCAGACCACAATTGATTAATAATTGAGCACTTCTTCTGGGGCATTTCACAAGGTTTCTTTATTTCAGGAGGAACTGGCATCGTCTCGAGTCCTGGACGATACCAGGTCGAAACAAAGGTTTCAGGGTACTCAAACTTGCGAGCTGGATACCCTAGAAAAGGCGCTGGACTCGGAGCTGCTTCGTTGAGAAAGCCTGGTCCCGAACGATTGATGTGGTCTGGAGTAAAGTGTGTCAGGTCATCATTCGGGTCATTCTTTGCCATGGGACTCTCGTCAATCTGCACAACATATGACCCATCAAGTCCATCATAAAATCCACCGTTTGTAGGGGTACCAAATGTATTTGTCGCGGTAAATGGATTGATATGATTTATGTGAGCGCAGTCACTTATCATAGCGGCAGTGGCCATTAATAAACTCGTACATTTTTTTCCACTGGGTAATTTTTGCTCTGAACTTTATTTCTGTGAAGTTCCCACATCTGATCAAGATCGATGTTGAGCATATGAGCCAGTTGAAAAAGATAACTGAAAACGTCACCCATTTCCATAACAACATCTATTCCGCGATCTTTTTTAAGATTCGTCTTGCGGTACAGGTGCTGATTTTGACGGATGGCGCTTGCAAGCTCCCCGTTTTCCTCGGTGTACAACATCCACACGGTACTTATTGGAGCTTTGTCCCAACCTTTTCGTTTACATAATTCTGCAGTTTCGTCACGGTACTTATTCATCTTACGGTGAACACGAGTGAGATCCTTAAGTTATCCTCGCAAGTTGTTTCTTGAACCTAATAACAAGAAAAAGCGCAGTCGCCAAAAACACAATGTCAATTAATTGAACCCAATTTTTTGTAACCTTTTCATCATTCGTCTTGGACATTATGATTGGTTCAAATATCACTACTCCTACCAAACGAATTACCCTTTCAAGAATGAAGAAAATTATAAAGCCCACAAGAATGTCATCCAGAGGTCTCATTGATAATTTACAATATTTATTTTTTCAAAATTAAATATATACTTACAAGACATACAAGACACGCTACACCTCCTATAGAATTAGAACATGTGTTTTGTTTTATCATAGGGTTTGTTCCACAGAAGTTATTTTGGGCAAACCCTAAAACGCACATGGCTATACAGCAAACAAAAACTACAGTCAAGTTGTTCATTTATATTTACTGAGGATTAATTCCGTACTTGTTGTTAATAGGAATTTTATTTCCGTATGTGCTCGTGTTGATTGGGTTCAAAAGAGGAACGGGGTTTGATGTAATGTCCTGGAGGTAGGTTATCTGCTGAAGAACGCCCGTGAGGACCATCTGGCTCGCCTCGTCAACCACCTTGGAATTCATCTTGGAAACATTGTCCTTGACGTTATTGTACTCATCGGACGCCATGTTAATGTAGACCTTGCGCATGAGACCCTGGATGTCCGCATCATTCTGCTTGTCTATCGTGTAGCCAGTTTGTTTTTTAATTAGTGAAATTAAATTATTGTGAATTGTTTCCCGATTAAAGTCTGAGAAGAACGCGTTCGACAGAGGCGTTGGGCGGAACCGCGTGGACATTGTAATGCCCTGATAAAAAAAACAAGCGCTTCTTACTCAAATGAAGGTCTTCAAGCGCAATGGTTCCCCAGAGGAAATGCTCTTCGACAAGGTGACTCTACGTATTCAGAACCTCAATGAACCACCCCTCGATGGAGTCTCTCCCGCAAAGGTTGCCCAAAAGGTTTTTTCATCAATGTACGATGGGATCACAACCGCAGAGATTGACACACTGAGTGCTGAGGTGGCTATTGGTATGATTACCGATGATCCAAATTATGAAATTTTAGCAATGAGAATTACCGTCTCAAATCTTCAAAAGATTTGCCCAAAGACTTTTTCGAGTGCTATGGTTTCTCTTCACACAAAGGGGATCGTTTCGGCTGAGTTTATGAAAGACCTAAAACTCGAGATGGACTCGTGGATTGATCATTCTCGCGATTACCTCTTTGGATATTTTGGAATCAAGACACTTCAGAAGGGATACCTGTACGAGGGTGAGACGCCCCAGTACCTTTTCATGCGCGTGGCCCTCGGTATACACGGCTCAGACCTCGTTCGTGTTCGAGAGACGTACGATTTAATGTCTCAGAAATATTTCACGCACGCGACTCCGACCCTTTTCAATGCCGGTACGAAGCGCCCTCAAATGTCGAGCTGTTTCTTGGTTGCCATGAAAGAAGATTCAATCGAAGGAATTTATGAGACGCTCAAGGAGTGTGCTCACATTTCCAAGTGGTCTGGGGGCATTGGCATCCACTGTTCGAATGTTCGAGCACGTGGGTCAAAGATTCATGCAACGAATGGTATTGCAGATGGTATTGTGCCCATGCTCCGCGTCTTCAACAACACGGCCCGCTATGTAAACCAGGGTGGCGGGAAACGCAAGGGGTCGTTCGCCATTTACCTGGAGCCGTGGCATGCAGACATTATGGAGTTTCTAGACCTGCGGCTCAACCAGGGAGACGAGGAGTCTCGGTGTCATGACCTTTTCACAGGTCTTTGGATTCCAGATCTTTTCATGAAGGCTGTGGAGAATGATCAGGACTGGTGGCTCATGTGCCCAAATGAGTGTCCGGGGCTTCAAGATGTTCACGGAGCAGCATTCGACGAACTTTATGCAAAATATGTTCTTCAGGGTAAGTTTATGCGTGTCGTCAAGGCTCGGGACGTTTGGAACTCTGTACTCAAGTCACAGGTTGAGACCGGAACGCCCTACATGTGCTACAAGGACTCAGTGAATGCGAAATCGAACCAGAAGAACATTGGAACGATCAAGTCGAGCAATTTGTGTACCGAGATTATGGAGGTTTCTGGTCCAAATGAGACTGCTGTCTGCAACTTGGCGTCTCTGAGCCTTCCCGCGTTTGTAGAGAATGGAGTCTTTGATTACGGAAAGCTCCATGATGTAACGCGGGTCATCACAAGAAACCTTAATCGTGTGATTGACCGGAACTATTACCCGACAGAACCGGCTCGCAAGTCGAACCTTCGCCACCGTCCCATTGGTATCGGAGTTCAGGGACTTGCGGACGTTTACATGATTCTCGGTATTCCATTCGATTCTCCTGAGGCTCGAGAACTCAACAAGGCAATCTTTGAGGTGATTTACTGTGGAGCACTCACAGAGTCGTGCCAACTCGCAAAGGAGGAGGGACCCTACGAAACATTCAACGGGTCTCCAGCTTCTCACAATATCCTGCAGTTTGATATGTGGGACAAGGATCCAAAGGGGTTCCTTCCGGTTCGTGAGAAGATTGCAGTCTACGGACTCCGCAACTCGCTCTTGATTGCCCCTATGCCGACTGCATCCACCGCGCAGATACTTGGGAACAACGAGGCATTCGAACCGTACACGACAAATATTTACCTTCGCAGAACCCTCGCAGGAGAATTCGTAATGGTAAATAAGCACCTTGTCAAGGATCTTCAAAAGTTGGGGAAGTGGAATTCGGAAATCAAGACGGAAATTGTGCGTGCGGGTGGAAGCGTGCAGACTCTAGACATTCCGGATCGTCTCAAGAAAATTTACAGAACTGTTTGGGAAATTCCTCAAAAGTCTCTGATTGATATGAGCGCAGACAGAGGGCCATTCATCGACCAATCGCAATCGCTCAACATCTTCATGGAAGATCCGAGCCTGGCGAAGCTGAGTTCTATGCACATTTACGGGTGGAAGAAGGGACTCAAGACTGGGATGTACTACTTGCGAACGCGCCCAAAGGCTCGGGCTCAGCAGGTGACTGTACCGGTCGCACTCGCGTGCTCTCGTGAAAACCCTGGAAATTGTGAGATGTGTTCGGGATAAAAATATTTTGTAATAATACAAATGGAGGATTGGCAGAGAAGAGGATATGTTAATAAAAACTCAAATAATCGGCACAGAGAAATGCTCCGAAAGGAACAGGAAGAGCGCAATAAACGTCGGGAAAACGCGATAAAGAGGTTTAGAAACGCAAACATGTCTAAAAAAGTGGGCGTTTTAAAAAATCAACCCAAAGTTCCAGTTTTCAAAGGACTAATGGGTTACTACAGAATAAACGTAAATTATCGAAACGGAAAACATTATAAAGATACATCATATGTTCCCAAAAATAAAATTAAATTTAATGATTATATGCCAGTAGCAAACTATTCGCAGAGCATAGCGTCCAAGTACGGTCTTACGCGTTTAAATAACGCCAAGACCCGGAACGGGTACACGGTTTATTACAAGAAGGGATTCTTCGGGAAGACGTACTACAGGGTGAGTGGACCGGGTGTCGTACGTATCAATAAATCAAGTATCATTACCAAACGTCCGAACAATGTGAAGAAGAAAAACAACAACCGCCGGAACAACAACCGTAACCTTGAGTATATAAATTAAATATTATCATGTAGCATGGCACCTTCAGGTCTAGGTCTCACGAAGTTTTCAATTGGGGAGTTTACGTACAACCCCAAGACGTCGGCTCTCACCCCGACGCGTTCAAATAACGAGCGCATGGCGCGCCTTCGGGCAAGTGCGGCATCTCAGCGCCCCGTGATGCCTTCACCCAAGAGGGCTTCCCCCAAGCGCAAAAGCCCCCCCCAGCGCAAGAGTCCATCCAGACCCAAGGCGACGGTCCATTACGTGAGGACCGCATCCCAGAACCTAGAGAGAATGGCCCGTTTGTCCAACAACAGGTACAAACTCCTTAAGGAATTGGAGGCTGGAATAAGGAAATGGAAAAAATAAAATTCACGGTATACAAATATCTTGATATTGATACAAAAAGAATTTTAGGAATTCCTCCAGGTAAAATTGATCAAGCAAAAGCTTGGAGACTGTCGTACCTTCTTTGGAGTCACGATGGGCTCGTGTACAACCTAGACTCCCATTCGCTACACTGTTTTAGAAACGGGATGCACAGTATACGGCGACCTATAAGCCTGAGTAGTATGGGAGACTGGACGGCTATTTTTAACGACGAAAACACGGAACATAGTATAGAGTACAATTCGGCTGACGGATCATATGTTTTCAGTCCGGGTCATAATCAAACAATTTTTACAAATCTTAGAGTTCTTTTACGAGGTTCAGGTTTAGTTAAAACAAAAATTCTTTAAAGACTCAATGGGGTTTTGGCATGAAATTGACTTGACCAAGATTGAGTCCACGCTCGCTACGAAAGACAAGCTCAGGTACACATACAAAGGTGGTCCTCTCCGTTTTCAGGTTCCAAGAGGTATGTGTACATGGGGGGTTTCTGCATACAAATCATTTAATATTGATTTGTCTAATCAAGAATTTGTAAATTGGTGGAAGAACCTTGAGAGCATGTTGTGTAACCGCGAGCCGTTCACTTCGAACATGAAGACTGGATCTCTTCGTGTAAAGATTGACGAAAGTACGTATGTTTTTGACGCTGATTCAAAGCAGGTCACACCCGAAATTAAAGAAGGACTCTTTCGTGAGCAGGAACTGTCTTGTATTATTGACGTCGATTCAAACTATTTTTATAATGAAAACTGGGGTCTCGTCGTGAGAGCCTACCAGGTTCGGTACTATGGGTCACCTCCAAAAGAGCCAGATGTGTTTGAGAGAGGGAAGTGTGCTTTTATATAAAAGCTCTTCCTAAGTTGTAAACTGCATCTGCACCTTCAAGAGCTGCAATAGGTTTGTAAGCCATTGTAATTTTGTAAATTACAAATCCAATAATTGCAATACACACAGCAACTGTCAAAAGTATAAAACCAAATGTAAATGACGGAGGATTTTGTTCAGAATCTGTTGGATTTGACGGGTCATAGGCTATAGTAGTCGATGTGGGGAGTGGGTTATTCCATGTCCCTGAGAGTGTATAACTTGCGCTTCCCACTTTGTAACTTGCCAGTCCTGGACATGTGTTTGATGAACAGCTTCCAGAACTAGAGAGAGTAGCATTAACTGTTGCAGTATGTTTATCGGTTCGTGCTGAATTCAGAGCCATGGCTCCCGAAACACACAGACTAAGTGCTAAACATACTGAAACACCGAGCCCAATTTGGGCTTTCAATTGTCCCACCTGGGCTAGGCCGCCATAGACGTTCTGAGCCATTGATTTTAGATTACAAATTAAGCTGGAGCTTTGTAACCCATGTACATACCGCCAAATGATGCGAGGATAATTACGACACCCATCACGATCATGTACGTCAGGTAATCATTATTCGTCTTGTGTGAAGTTTTGTAACTTGAGTTGTCATTGTAACACTGCTTGGCGATTGACGTGGAAGCAAGAGTCATTATTGCAGCAACTAGCATGCAGAATGCAAGCATAATATAGGTGACATTCATTTACTATACGAATTTATTTTATTTCTTGTAAATCTCTCGGGACCGTTCGAGAAGCTTCCCCTTGAGGAGGGCAAACCCTGTGATGCCAAGCTCCTTCTTGGCTTTGGCGACCGCCTTTATCCAAGGGTTTGACTTTTCATCCTTGGATTTAGCCTTGCTCACTATTTCTCCCTTGACCATTTTCAGATCCTTCTTCTTGAGACCGCCTGGGGTGACATCGGCATTGCCGTGATAGACTTGAGCGCGAGAACCAACTACCATTTATATTACAACGCGAATATTTTTGCGAGCGCTCGGATATTCAACTTAGTCTTCGTCACGTTGGGGACTGCATTTTCCAACTTGGAATCCTTGAGCAAATTTGCCGCGAGACTCGCCTTTCCTGCTTGCAGCGCCATGATGCTCTGCTCCACACTAGGGGTCGCATCCGTGCCTATGTAGACCAACCTCCGAACCGTCACCTTCTTTGTCTGGCCCGTGCGGTGCGCCCGAGCGATAGCCTGAAGCTCAGTCGCCGGGTTCCAGCTGGGAGCCGTTATGTAAACTCTGGTAGCCTCCTGCAAGTTGATCCCCACACCACCCGCCTTGATCTGGATCAGGAACACTGGAGCTGGTGTTTGGGTCGAATTTTTGAACCCAACAATAGCCGCATCTCTTTCAAACTTGCCGATAGACCCGTCAATTCGAAACACCTGTCTGTCGCCAAGTCGTTTCTTGATTTCAATCATCTCCCCTGTAAAGTTGTAGAATATCAGAGTCTTTTCAGTCGGGTGAGACTCGATCAATTCGATCAAAGTCTCGAGCTTTTTCGAACGCCCGGTCCACTCTTCTGGCTCGGTCTTGAGCTGAGCCGCTATCCCGTTCAGGTATGTCTGAGGCCACGTGAGTGCCTGGCGCGTTCGCATAAGCGCCTCGAGCATCTCCATTTGGTGGAGTGCCCTATTTTCAGACTTCATGATACTCTGGATAACTCCCTGAGAGCGATCGTAGACTTGCTGGTACAGCTCAGCCTCCTCTCTGTACATTTCAATCTCAAGATTCTGGAAATCACACGGAGGAAGTTCGAGTCGCTTATTGTGCATGGCGACATCCGTCTTTGTCCTGCGCAGGACATAACGCTCCCTGAAAGTGTCGGGCATTGCCTGCACGTTTTTGCGGTTGTGGCCCAGGAAGCCGCAGAGGTTCGCAAAGTCAGCCATTGAGTTGAAAATTGGAGTACCCGTGAGAATCCACCGAATCTTTGCAGTGATTGCACATGCCGCAATGTGCGTCTTGCTTCGACGGTTACGAATTTCGTGACCCTCATCCAAGATGACCCGACCCCACCGCTCGTGGATCAGCGGGCAAAGGGGCTGGTGCGCTCGAGAGGGAAGGACCGAGTACGGAGCTATCGTTACATCGGCGGGAGTGACCATGCGCTTTGGCCCATCGAACACGTTGACTGATAAATGAGGTGCAAATCGAGCAATCTCATCTCTCCACTGTGAGACTATGGACTTTGGCATTACGATAAGTGTCTTTTGCGGGTTCACGCACATGACTGCAAGCATCTGAACCGTCTTCCCTAGACCCATCTCATCACACAAGAAGCCTCCGGGAAAAAGCGCATCTTTGGTCTCGCGGTCATAGAGCCAATTGAGCCCTTCGCGTTGGTAGGGGGCAATCAGGCGCGTCTTCAGGAGACCCATTGCGTTTGAGTTGAAAAAGGGTAAAAGCATGGATCGTGACGTCTACATGACTCGAATTTTCTCTCTGTTCATTATATATGAATGACGCCATCGTCAACAGTATTGTTAAATCTTTGGTTTCGGCAACTGGGCCAGAACTCAATGCAATTCTTCAAAAAACTCCATCCAATGTGATTGCACAATCAATTTCAAAAATAATTAAAAACAAAATTACAATTCCCGGAAATACTGCAGTAGCAATTGTTTCCAAGATTCCTCAAAAGAATTTAGGTCCTATAATTTCGGAAATTATAAAAGGTGCGGTAGGGACCAATGCCGCGGTAGCGGTTGTCAAGTCATCAAGTACCAATGACATTTCAAAAACAATTTCCAATTTAATTAAAAGCAAAATTATAATTTCTGGGAATACTGCATCAGAAATTGTTCAAAAGATTCCAGACAAGAATGTAGTTTCAGAAATTTTAAAAGGTTCACTAGGAACTGATGCATCAATTGCCGTTGCAAAGTCTGCACCAACAAATGTAATTGCAAAATCAATTTCTGATTTAATTAAAAGTAAAATTATAATTTCCGGAAATACTGCATCGGAAATTGTAAAAAATATTCCAGACAAGAATGTGGTTTCTGAAATTCTAAAAGGTTCATTGGGAACCAACGCCGCAGTCAGTGTTGCAAAGACTGCACCAACAAATGTAATTGCACAAACAATTTCTGATTTAATTAAAAGCAAAATTCATCCAAACGTCAAGAATGCATTGCGTCAAAGAAATTTATTGCCCAATGATAAGATGATCCCTTCACCTACATTTAATGGCCCAAAACCAGGGTACGTTTTCAAGACTGGGAATCAAGGGACGGGGTATTACCCAAACACAGGACCTCAGGTTCCACTTGGCCCCGCCACTCCTGTCGCGCGTAACTATTCAAAAATGACACTCGCACAATTAATAGTTGCTCTAAAATATTACCCTGCAAACAAGGACAAAATACTGGAAGAAATTTACAAAAGATTTTCTGAAGAAATATCAGATATCCGAAAGAAAGGAGGTTCTGCACGGGCCCGCCGTCTTGGCGAACTCTTGCGTCTCCTTCCAATGAATTTCAGAAACAGAGGAAACGCAACTTCTCTCGTTATTGATGATGTGAGAAACGTGCGTAACATGCGAGAGCTTTCAAACCTTGTGAGTAATCTTGGAAGAGTTCCAAATGATAATATAAAGAAGGCTATCCTTGCTCGTAAATTAAATTTTATGCGAAAGCCAGGAATTACAAATGAAGGTCGTCGGACAAACGGAGGCGGCAAGGGGTGGTTCAATTGGGGCGGCAGAGGCGGAGGAGCAGGCGGAGGGACAGGTGGCGGAGGGT